GAGCGGCCATGTTTTGTGGAGACATACCAAACGGGTCTACTTCAAATCCTTTAGCCTGTTCTGGTGTTGTCAATCCATACGGTCCTGGTGATGCTCTGTAGCCGTATCCAGCTCTATCAACTAACAACTCAGGATGTGGTGTTGTTGCTTCCAATCTACCAGGTTGTGTAGGGATGCCAGGAGACGTTGGTCGTGACAAAGAAGACGCATGCTGTTCAATAATTGCCAACTCTTTAGCGTTCAATGGGGCGCGTTTAACCGAAGTCGCTTTTTTAACCAAATTGTTGTATATGGCCTTAGCACCCGGGGTTAATTTGTTTGACACGCCGCCTCCAGCTAAATGAGGAATGCCTGCCATTTCAGCCAGCATTTCCTGTGGTGATTTTATTGGGTTCATATTTGTTATTTTTGTTGGGATTGTCCCTAGTACTAAATATACAAATATTACTCACATTCCGCCCTATTGGGCGTATGGGTTGTATCTTTGCTTCTTGTCGTCGGCGTAGTCATAATCCCTAGCTGGAAGTGGGTCGAGCTGGAGCCATCCAGAGTCACGTAAGACTCGTAAGGCTTGACTGAGGGCGTCGACATAATCATCATGACCTCCAGATTCGGGAAAGGAGCAAACTTGTCTAATAAAGCGTTTAGCCCATGGTGCCACTTCTCCGGGCTTGTCAGGGTCTTCAGGTACATATACTTTTCCTTTTGCAATCAATGGTGCGATGATATTAACACGCTGGACCTTATCGGCTTTGCCTGGGTTGTATCCACGCACAGGTACGCCAGCGCCCTGGAGTTCTTGAATTAGAGAGATACCAGCGGACTTATCTTCCATCAAGATGAGGTCTGCCTTCCTACCCTTGGCAAACGAGTTGTCTGCCCCATACACAACCTCTTTGAAATCCTCCATCACCTTCTTACGCAGCTCTGGGTATGACAAATGCGCATCCCAACAGTCCAGCAACAATACGCATGTTCCAGCGTCCTGTCTATCAAACACACCCCACACCTCGCAGGCCGTTGGGTCGTTGTGTGTTTTTTCGCTGGTAGCTGGGTCATACGAGGCAATCACGTACTCTAAGGTTGGCGTTTCTTTTTTGGCGTCCCATAAGCGGAACCACTTACGCTTGACAATACCAGCCTGCTCTGGGTCAAGAATCTCACCGTAAATCTCCTGCTTACCCAAGTCGGAACCTTCATAGGTCTCCAACTGTTTGAAGAAGGTCTTTGATAGGTTGGCCTTGTTGTCGTATGAGCTGGCGTTCACTACATACACGTCACCACCAATCTTACCCTCGTTCAAGTCAACAATCAACTCTTTTGGTTTTGGTGTGGTCGTGATGATTTGCTGCACACGCTTGATGTTAGGGTGCTTCAAACGCAATGTAAACTGTACACCATCGTACGCATCGTCTAAATACTCGAACGCACACAGCTCGTCGAACCATGCGCCGTGGAACTGCTTACCACGATAACGTTCCGGTTCGGAAGCTGGTATGCCTTGGATGATACTGCCGTTGATTAAGGTAATTTCAAACAAAGATTTGTTGTAATCTTTGATGAGACACTGAGGAATGATGTTTAAAAGTCCTGAGTCACCTTCGAAGCATGTTGCACGTATATCATTAGAAGTTGGTGCAGTGACAAGCCATCGAGTGCCTGGATATTTCCAAGCTCGAATCCCAATCCAGTGTGATGCGGTGTGCGTTTTTCCTGAACCACGGCCAGCGAGCATGAGAAACGTGTCATACTCACCATCTTCGGGCTCTCTTTGGTGGTCGAGCGCTTGGAGCTCCCATTTGACTTGCCAGAGCGCCGCTTCGAGCTCGGTTTTGGGCCAGTGTTTGTTGGTTTTTGCGAAGTTGTCAAGGATTTTCTCTTGTTCTTTGGTTAACATACGGGTATAAAGCCTTCTCCAACTAGGAATTGCGTGCCGGTGTCCACGTGGACACACGGTTGTGGTGCTATTTTAGTGATTTTTGTCACAAATCTTCTATTTTTTCCATAGATAATCGGAAAATCACCGTTTAACCGGAACTTTAGCGTGTAGCTCTTTGTTTTATAGGGTGTGTTGAGCGTCGTTTTGATGCCGAGCGACTCAACCAGGCCTTGGACTTTGCGTAAGAGGTGGTAGTTTGCGTCTGACGCGACATGTAGACTCGACTTCTTATACTTTTTGATGAGGCCGCCGTCGATGAGACCCTGGAGTAGCTCCAATCTTTGCTCCACGTTGCTATCCAAATAATAAAAAGGAATAGATGTAGGAATATCGCGTCCGGCAAAAAGGAAAGAGTCACGAACAGAAGGACGGATGTCAAATAAAACATCGCCATTCTTATGTCTATGCGTTTTAATAAAGTGTCCATACTTTCTAAATATCCGTTTCATCTTTTCTATGGGTTTGTCTCTGGCCCACATCTTGTTGGTTGGTGTTAGTGATGCAAACCACACGCCAAAAATATACGCCGGCACCGGCAGGTCTCTGGTTGGATACTGAACCGGTAAACAATTGGGGACAGAGTAGTTGATGCGAGACCCAACACGCAGCTCAGAAATGTCGCTGACTACCTTCTTGACCAGTGGCCTAGAAAAACCACGACGGTTTTTAGTGGCGGGGTAGTTCATGTAGCGAGTCAGACAGTTCCTCCACGTCCTATCCTGTAAGTGCAGTGTCAGGTTCTTGTCGCCGCGTATAACCAAACCATCGTCAAACTCAACCTCGTAACATTCTGTGGGGGTGTAGTGCTGGATGGTGTTGATGCTTGTGGGTTGCCCATGCTGGTCAAACACAACATGCTCTTTGTTCAGCATGTCCAACCGGACCCACTCTTCAGAGGTGGGCACTTGGGTATCTGCAGTCAACGCCATTAAATCGTGAATACTTTACTGAACACTGTCTTGGCATCAAAGCACAATGGTTGTGCGTGTTGGATGGCTGTGTCCAATTCTTCTGGGTCCAACTCATATCCAATCAACATCTCTACCATGTCATCCTCGGATAGGTCCTGATTGACAACCTGGTCGTCATGAATGCGGCGCAGTTGGTTGACTGTGGCCTGTATCTTTGGTGACAGTTTATCAAACCCGGGAGCGTGGCGTTCTGTTCGGCGTTTATAGTTTGCCTTCTTGGTGGCCTTGTCCTTATCCTTAATCTTATCTGAGGATAGTGGGTTCAACCAAATCTCTTTGAAGAAACCATCTGACTTAGCAATCTTCGTGTATGCAAAGAAAACAAATCCGTCATTTCGGACATGGCCGCGCTTAAATGGCTGGTTAGTAGTTGGGTTAGGTCGTTTCATATCATTTCCTCTCAATACTATATATACAATCTCTTAATACTTTCCGCCCTTTGTAAGCGTTACGTAAGTTAAAAAACGATGGTATTAAGAGACGAAGGACAATTCTCTTAATACCCTGTCATTTTTCTCTATATACTTTCTCTTAATACCACGCTCTATGTAATTGAAAAATAAAAATATTTTTCCAATCAAAAACCAAAGACAGGGTTGTCAGGGTCTAACTCTATTTATTTTATTTTAAATTAAAAAATAAAAAATAAAGATAGAGAAGTAGTAGATAGACCGTGGCAACCCTGACACTCTGCCAATTTGCCACGTAAGTCCTTGAATTGGTTAATAAAAAAGTGGCAGGGTATTACGAGAAAAATTGACACGCGACTCCTTCGTCTCTTAATACCTCGCTAACATATTGATTTATAAGGGGGTGTGTCGCCTCAGCTGTTTCTCTTAATACCTCTCTATACCTACAATAAAAAAATATAGAAAGTTGCAGAACTGTCAATCTAACACGGGGCCACCGGCGGCCTGGCCGACAGGACCCTTTCAGGGGTGCTGCACTGCACAAAAGGCCCCTATGTGCCTAAGTGAGTACTCACTATCATGTAAGTAAGCACTTACTTCGGCGCCCCAACACCATCGAGGCTCACGCACCAATGTGGTGCACTAAGTTAGTGAGTGCTTACCAACATGGTGCAGTGCAACATGGCATGAATGTTGCTAAGCAAGAACTGTGCCAGTATGCTAGGCAGGCAACTCGGGCAAGTTGCGTAATGATAATCATTCGCATTTGCATCTTGCCAGTCTGTCAATGCACCAAGTTGGTGCATAGGCGAAGTCTTATATAAGACATAAGATATAAGACATATAACAGATAGGCAACTCGGGCAAGTTGCGTAATGATAATCATTCGCATTTGCAATCAGGCAGTTTGGTCATGCACCAACATGGGGATACTGCAGTGCAACACTGCACCAAAGTGGTGCTCGCCAAAACGAGCCATATTGAACGATTGACACGTTGGCAATATGGCAGTGAGGGCAAATTGGAAAACGTCGCTATGAGCCTATACGCACGTGCGAGAGAGCATTCGCACTTTCATCTAGTACAACCACCACACCAAAATGGCAGGCTAACAAATAAGGTACGTAGTTTTACCATAGTAGTAGGCAGACAAACTGCCACAAATCAACCAACCAATGAGGAGTTCCTATGAAAGTATTGCAGTATGAAGTGACCAAGTATCTATCCATGGGTGCTTGCCACCAGTCGATTATGACCTTCGCTAATCGCACACTGGCACACAAGTGGAAAGCAGGTATCCTCCGCAATGCTAAACTTGGCAAGCTCGATTATGAGTTGATAGGGTTTAGGTTCTTAGGTACTAAGTCCATATAACAAGACGAAACCATGGTGACATGGTCTAGGTGTGATGCACCTACTGATGAGTCTATACAACCAATGAGGATAACCATGCAAACTGCAATGATTAAAGACCTGCCAAAAGGCGAGTACTTCAAGCGTAAGCCTGATGCGAACAAGGTATACATCCGTGACGAGTACTATCGTGACACTAAAAAATACCAGTGCGATGACACCACGGACATGTGGGGTAACGGCATACAGTTAAAGGGCACGACAGTCGTTTATATCGGCTTTGAATACTGACAGGACGAAACCACGGCAACGTGGTCTAGGTGTTAAGCACCTACTGATGAGTCCAACTTACATGAAAGGTAATACATGAAAAAACCATACGAGGCATTGATGTACGTTAAAAACAACCTGAACGAGGCGATTGACACCATGCACGAGACAGGTGACGTTGAGAGCGAGTTCTTAGACGTGATATCAAACAAGCTGACTGAATTAGAGCGATTGATTGCTAATCAGACAGAGTTCCAACCCAACAACTAATCAGGACGAAACCACAGCGATGTGGTCTAGGTGTGAGGCACCTACTGACGAGTCCAAAGCGACAGATATGTTAGTACGCACTCACTTACATTATTTACTAACCAATGGAGTATCACCATGTATAAATATGAATCATACACAGTACGTTTAGACACCTTCGGTGCAGACCAATTGAGAGCCGATACCTTGGAAGGTGCCAAGGCATTGTTGCAGGACAAAATCACTGAGATGACTAACCGCAAGGATATTAGAGAAGATAATCGCCAATACTGGCTTGAGAAGTACGCCAAGCCAGTGTTTGTGCACCGCATCGTGCTTGAGGATGTGGTTGAGTAACAGGTCGAAACCATGGTGACATGGTCTATACGTATGGCGTATACTGACGAGACCAATAAGGTACGTAGTTTTACCATAGTAGTAACAACGGAGGATTTATGACTAAACGATACATACTTAAACAAAACGTAGAATTCAAAAACCCAGTAGCAGGTGGCTATAACTACATCACCTTCACACTGGTCGCTAAAAACATGGCTGAGGCACACGCCAAGGCCATGGCAACATACAAGACCGATGACATCGTCATCATCCCTTTTGACCTTAGCAACATCATGGCAAAAGATGAACGTTACTTGAACCCTAACCTTTAACAGGAGTGATTATGAAAAAACAATACAGATACGCGTACAACGCGCTTAAGAAATTGGGTGTACCAGTGTACGAACGTGACGACATGAATGGTCGTTTCCAAATCAGTGCTGAAGAGCCTGATTCATACAAGTGGTGTGACTACTACGAGGGTATCTACAGGGACGACTGGAACTTTGGAGTCAACCCAGTGCTTGACAAGGTACTTGCTAAGTATGGCTTACATAGCGAGTGGATTAACGCAGGTGAACTAGGAGTATACGAATGATGAACACTTTTTATTATGACGAACAGGTGCGTGCATTGGAAAAGCAATTTGCACGTGATTACGAGGCTTATTTGCAGTCTCAGATTGAGGGCGCAAGCAATGTGCGCGCCTTACAGTACTTGATGCGTGAGGTGTACTCAAATACATCAACATGGTCAGGTGGCAACTCGCTCAAGAACTACGAAGAGCAGACCAAGCGTGAGATTGTCGTTGACATGATGCGCCACATCATCAACGAATTGGCATACATGGAGGAAAAAAATGAGCACGTATAACTTTGACAAAATGACTCGCATTGGCGACTTTGAAACCCACTTGTGCACCAAAGAGCTTTATGGCTGTTTTGAGGACGTGGTGGACGGCGGTGAGGGCGGACTATGGTTCGAGTACAACAACGCGGGACAGCTCGCTTTATGCGATTACGATGGCTACTTTGCACTGCCTGAGCCAGTCATCCAAGCCCTCATTCAATTTGGGTGCGACGTATCCTACGTGACAGACGAGGACGATGATGCTGAGCAGATGCGTAGGGATGAAGGTCGGTGGGAAGACAACGGTTGCCAATAAGGTACGTAGTTTTACCATAGTAGTACAAACAACTAAAAAGGACATATCACCATGGCATACATGAACCAAGACAAGAAAAAAGTTATCAAGGCTAACCTAGACAAAATACTCAAGCCATTGGGTATCAAGTACTCATTGCGTGTGATGAACTACTCAAAGATTTGTT